GCAAGCGCCCTCAAGATCCTGGCCCAGCAGATCCACAGTGAAGACGGCGCAGCCAACGTCGTCTGCGCTGAAGCCGCTGACCGGATCCTCCTGCTCGTCACCCTCACCAACGAACTGACAGCACACATCCTGGCCAGCCCCATCCACCACCCAAAATGCACAGCCAAGACCAAGGGAAGCTACTGTAATTGCATCCTCTCAAGGGTGACACCATCATGAAAACTCCACGACACGAGCAGCCATGGTACTCATGCCGGCTCGAAAACAACAAGAAGCCCGAACCACTCACCGAAGAAGAGAAGACCATCATGAGCGGAGTGAACCGCAAGCTCATCGACGATGCCCCACGACTCATCGCCTACGGCATCAAGAAAGGATGGATCTCCTACCCCAAGAAACCTCGCACCCAACACACATGGATCACCAAGGACAGCCCACCGCTCGAACAGGACGATTCGTCAACATTCACAACGGATCCGTAATCGTCGAAGTCATAGGCCAAGGACAGTACCGTCTAGGAGAGACCCGCCGCACTGTAACCATCTACAGTCGAGACGGGTCTCTTTTCGTTCGCAATTCCCAAGAGTTCAACCGCATCTTCAAACCGCATGATCAAGAAAACCAAGGCGGGCTATAAGGTCGAGTCCAAGACCCACAAGCGCAACATGGGCACCTATCCCACCAAGACCCAAGCCATCAAACGAATGATGGAAGTCGAGATGTTCAAGGCCATGAAAGAGAAGGGCACCCTTCGCAAGAAGAAGTAGGCCACAGGTCCACACCAGCAACGCAACGACATGACAACGCTCCTCGAACGAGCGGCCCTTTGGCTCGCCAAGGTACCGCCAGCCATCTCCGGATCCGGAGGGCACTCTCAAACCTACACCGCTGCCGTGGGCCTAGTCCACGGCTTCGGCCTTTCAGACACCGACGCATTCGCGCTCCTGTCCGACTGGAACCGCTCATGCCAACCTCCCTGGCAGGATCGCGAACTCCTCCACAAGATCAGGCAGGCCAATGAGAAGTCACACTCCAAGCCCCGCGGCCACCTCGCCAATTCCTCGGGAGCAGGTCCTGCTGAGGTATTGGACCTGACACGGGTCCGGTTCAGCCGGCCAAAGCCCGTGGAGGCCGCGCCGACCGTCGAGGTGTCCGTGGATCCATCCGCGCCATCAAACCCGCCCGCAGCCCCCATCCCGGCCTCGCACGATGCTTCGGAGTTCAAGCGGTTCCTCACGAGCGCATTCGCGCCCACCGAGGTGGTCTGCATCTGCGAGCAGGTCGAGGACGGTGGGCCAATCAGTGCCGGCTCCTTCCTCCCCATCGAGGACTGGATCGCCCGCTTCGATGACCCCGAATCCATCCTGTTCCGCAGCGACCGAACCGATGGCGTCTTCGTCCGCATCAACCCGTTCAAGCCCAACCTCTACAGCGGCTCCGACAACGATGTGATGGCCTACCGCCATGTCCTGGTGGAGTTCGATTCCAAGCCCAAGGCCGAGCAGGAACAGCTCCTCCGCTCCTCGGGCCTACCCATCAGCGTACTCATCGACTCCGGTGGCAAATCCATCCACGCCTGGGTCCGCGTCGATGCCCCCAATCGCAAGGAATGGGACGCCCGCAGGGATCTGATCTACTCGTCCATCCCGGGCGTGGATCCCAAGAACAAGAACCCATCGCGCTTCTCCCGGCTGCCGGGCGCATGGCGGGGCTCGGAGAAGCAGAAGCTGTTGGCCAGCAATCTCGGCGCCCGCTCGTGGGAGGAGTGGCTCACCGACCGCGAATCCATCGACGACAGCGCCACGATCGTGTCGATCAAAGAACTGATGAACTTTGATTCGGATAACGATCCGGACAACCTCATCGGCAAGCGGTGGATCACCCGCGGCTCATCCATGATCCTCAGCGGTGGAACCGGCATCGGGAAGTCATCCCTTATGATGCAGATCGTCATCCGGTGGTGCCTCGGCAAGGACTTCTTCGGCATCGCGCCGGTGCGGCCATTGAAGATCGGGGTCATCCAAGCCGAGAACGACAAGGGCGACCTCGCCGAAGCCTTCCAAGGCGTAGGCCGCGGGCTGGACATCAAGCCCGATGAGATGAAGTCGCTCCAACACCAACTAGAGTTCCGCACCGAGGCCGTCCGCACCGGTGACGCATTCTTGGCTTACGCCCGGAGGTTCATCCTCCGATCCAAGCTCGATGTCATCGTGGCCGATCCCCTGTTCAGCTACTTCGGTGGCGACCTCAGCGATCAGGGCGAGGTTAGCGTGTTCTTGCGCAACAAGCTCCAGCCTATCCTCCACCAGACCAAGGTCGCTTGGATCTGGATGCACCACATCTCCAAAGCCCAGCGGAAGGACGGAGAGCCCATGACCACCATGGAACTGGCCCACGCCGGCTTCGGATCCAGCGAACTCGCCAACTGGGCGCGGGAGATCGCGGTGCTCGCAGAGGTAGGCCAACATCAACCTAGGCGCTTCCAGTTGGCCTTTTGCAAGCGCGGATCGAGGCTCGCCAAACCAATGCTCAACCTCCAGCACGGGACCGAGCACATCAAATGGGAGGAGTTCAACCCCATGGTCATGACCGGCGCACAGCTCAAAGAGAAGAAACCGTATACCAATAAGGAGAAGAGAAAGGATCGGATATGACATACCGCGATCAGTTCGGGAAGATGCCGCCGCTCAAGCACGATAAGACAATCGCATCGAGCGAGGTGGTTATCCACATATCGCAGGCGCTGGCTTGTGATATTGAGCGGGCCAACAAGTTGTTCAATGAATTGAGGAAGCGCAGGATCATCGTATTCGACAAGCTCGACCGCACCTGGCACGGCATCGACAACCGCTCCATCCGCCACACCGATTCCGACCGGATCCGGGCGCTGGAGATCCGCCTCGAATCCCTCGAAACCAAGCACCGGAAGCTGCTCGCCGCCTACCGCGCCCACATCGAGCTCCCGAACCACTAGGGGGGACGCCTAGGGGGTACCCCATAGGCCTATGCGGCCCCCCTTTTCCGGTAAACCCTCCCCCCTAGGCGGCCCCCACTATCCCCTCTCAATAGGGGAGTGGCTGCTCCCCCTAATATCGCTTGAAAGCGATCGGGGGCAGCCACAGGTCAAAGCACTCCCGATTGCGAAATCGCTCCTCCGCTCCTCCGCTCGGGTACCCCCCTATGGAAGTTTTCAAAACCCCACTCCCCATCCGGAAACGGAAAACCCGCCGATTGGGTGCGTGGTCCAAGGGCGGGGATGTGGATTGCTGGAGCTAGGAGGGGTCTAGGAGCGCGTTTGATGGTCGGGGAGGGTGTGGATAGCGGACAGCAGGTTTCGGAAGGCTAGGGAGGCGACGGCTGGGACGACCCCGTTTCCGAGGAGGCGCAGGCGGTCCACCCGATCGGGACACCCATCATCACTTCCACGAATGACGGGGACAACGGGCCAGCTAGTTGTGTCACACCAGATTGGCCAACTGATTCCGCAATGGGAGCAGCCGTCATTGGCGCTGTAGTAGAACGGATAGGTCCACTCGCCACATCGATGACATCGAGATTCACCATGGTCGCATCCGCACCCACCAAAGACAGCCTGTCCGCAGGATATGCAGTGCCATTCCCCATCGCCGTCCTCAACTCTCCGCGCCGTGCCATCGCTTCCAGCGTCTTGGATTGCTGACTTGATCCGTTCAATCGAAAGCTGTCCTCGTTCGCACAAGGAGTCGGTAGCATCAAGCAGCGCGAGGATGAAGACTCGGTTCCGCCGATGCGGCGCACCGCATTCCTCCGCGCTGAAGATTCCCCACGAACAGCGGTAACCCACCTCTTCCAAGTCGCTGATGACGCTGGAGAGTCCCATCGAGATGTGGCCCTCCACGTTTTCGAGAAAGACAACCGCAGGTCGAATTGCTTCGATCCCTCGCCTGATATGGGGCCACAGATGCCGGGGGTCGTCACCACCTTGTCGCAGTCCAGCATGGCTGAATGGCTGACACGGATAGCCCGCACTAAGGATGTCCACGCTTCCGTGAAACGATCCCCACGGGAAATCCCGTACATCAGTCCAGATCGGAGCCGCATCAAGTTGGCCCGCTTCCATTCGCGTAAGTAATACTTCGATTGCGAATGAGTCGATCTCCGCATAAGCAACCGTCCGCATACCTCGGATAACTCTGCTAAGCCCAAGGTCGATTCCTCCGTAACCGGTACAGAGACTGATGTGCGTAATTGTTTTGGTACTATCCATGTTCCCATAGTGTTAAATGTTTGAGGTCACATCCACCAACTCCCACCCGTA